ATTCCCGCAGATACTGTTATGGGAGAGGAGACAGAGTATGGTATGAACTACTCATATCACACTCCAGCAGGACATATTGTAGAATATAACGATACTCCAGGCTCTGAGCGGATCATGCTTCGACATAAGTCTGGGACAGGTATAAACATTGGGCCCGATGGTTCTGTTATGATAACCTCTAAGAGACGTGTGGATGTGGTAAATGAAAACCACTATGTCTCTGTTGCGGGTGATGGAACAATGACATATGAAGGTAATTTGACACTTAATGTGACAGGTGACTTTAATGTAAATGTTGGGGGCGAATATAATGTCAAATCTTCCAAACATAATGCCACAGTTAATGGAGCAAGTCGACGCACAGTGTATGGTGATGATAACCACATAGTGCGAGGCAATCAATCTACACTAGTGACGGGGGGAGGAGCCAATACATACCTCGAAGGCTTGAATACATTGGTGAAAGGCGATAGTAGATATGCTGTAGAAGGTGATCATACTATGGCTATGTCCGGAACATTAGTTATGACCGCAAAAGAAGAGGTTGTGCTAACTTCAAAAGAAGCAAATATTGCGGCAGATAACATTTCGGTGTTTGGAGATAAGGGTACTATTGGGGGCCAGAATATAGTGATGTACAACTATAATATGCATACCCAACATACAGTATGGTCTGACACAGTTAATACAAAGACAGTGAGGTCGACATCATCCATAGCAGATCTGTTTACAGGTGACCTGGATGGTACGGCTTCTAAGGCTATACAGGCTGGTACATCACTACATCAATCGTATAGTGATGGTACATACTCAGGTCAAGGATCATATTCAGCAAACACTGGATCAAATCCTGGATGGACTATTGCTGATGCAGATGATACATCAGATGATACTAAAGCCACTGCTCTCCCTAATTCCGCACTTTTGACAGATTATAGAACTAAAGGATCGAAGGGTGTTCTTAACGTGGTTATTGACCCAGATAATACAATACGAAATAGTGTTGACCTGACTACTAAGACAGGGGGCGTAACTGATAGACCTTTGAGTAAGCAGGAAGTGCGTGCTAAGATGCGAGAGGCTGCTAATAGAGACAACGCAGAGTTTGTTGCAAAGGTTGTGTCTGATGGTTTGTTATCTCCAGAGCATATTAAGAGCTCTCCCCCCAATGTCGCGACTATCAAAACCACGTCAGATGTGGTGGTGCAGGGGCAGACAGTTATAGGAAGTGTTGGTCCTGAATTGACAAGTAAGAGAATAAAGGGTGCATAATGTCATATAAGTTTCTTCCAGATTTAAGATTTATACCAGACGGCTTGACTGCAGTTACTGCGGCCACTCCCCTGGCTGATGGTGTTACTATGGGAACGTTTCTTACAGATGTTACCCTGGATCATATTCCTGAGTTGAGTGATCGTATACAGATTGCAAGGAATTTGTTACCCCATGCCCATATTATAAAATCTATTCGCGACAGTGATAAAAGATTTGCAAAATATAAGATGGTTGTTGTAGAGGGGATATACAGAAAGTCTTTAGAAGAACAGATTACTGCTGGTGGTCAGAAAGACCTAGCCCAGGTTGGTAGATCTGTTGTATATGAGCTACGTAGAGATGGAGTCACAGATAATGCGAAGACAGTAGAGCTAGCGTTATATCTGGCTGTGTTCTATAAGATGTATGATAAGCTGACTCTGGATTATGACACATATAATGAAGGTGAGTTGAATGCTCAGATCATAATAGATACACCTGATATGCCTTCATCATACAACATTAGGTTCCAATTGTCAACACAGACTAAATTTAATAATGTTGTTCAGGCTGATGGTCAGCTCGTGGAGATCACAGAGATTCCGAATACATCAGTTGTTATTCCTGCACCTCTACCTGATCAGGTTGGGGGATACTTTACTGTTGGGGATCATCATGCTAGACAACTACGAGTGTATGGGGGTAGTCCATGGCAGTCGTTTGCCAGAGATGGACGCACATCACGTGATAATGCTATCGTAGAAAACATCAAAAAGATATCAAGCAACAACATTGTTGTGGTGTCTGTTGGATATAATGACACTGTCATTACACAGGATACTCCAGAGACAATTGCAGCGCGGGTACATAACATTGTGGGGGAAAGTATTAAGCTTGGCCATGTTGTTACATATCTACTATTCCCTGTAACTAATTCCCTAGGTGCATCGAGACAGATTGCAGTACGAAACGCAATTGTTAATAAGTTGGGAGTGTTTACTCAGCTAGCTATTATTGATCTAAACCACGCATCATATGTGATTGATGTAGATGGTATAAGTTTGACCCGAGAATCCTACATTTCTGTGTCAAATAAACTTGTGTAACTGTTATAAATAATAGAAAATATTTCGGGTAAGTCATGGCTATAAGAAAAGTATTATCATCGGAAGATGGAGATCTACAGCTGTCAACACTATCTTCTTCTCGGAAGGTCGACTATGTTGATATAGATCTGACGTTTACCAATAGGCCCTCTGGTGATTTGTATAAGAAGAGAGATGCGGCTGCTGTTAAGCAGTCTATAAAAACCCTTCTTATGACCAACCATTACGAGAAGCCGTTTCAACCATTCTTTGGTGGCAATCTACTTGGCTCGCTTTTCGAGCTGGCAGATGATGACACAGAGACTGAGATTCGGAATGATATCACACTTGCTATTCAGCGCTTTGAGCCTAGGGCAGAAGTGATCGACCTTAGAGTTGTGTCTATTCCAGAGCAACATGATATAAAAGTAACATTAGTATTCAAAGTAATAAACACTGAAGAAATTGTTGAGTTTACTACTAATCTATCGAGGCTAAGATAAGATGGCAACAACGATTAAGTCAACAAACCTTGATTTTAAGTCAATCAAGAATAACTTAAAAACATTCCTTGCGGAGCAGGATGAGTTCAAAGACTATAACTTTGAGGCTTCTGGTCTGTCAAACATTCTCGATGTTTTAGCATACAATACACACTATAATGCCTTGACCGCAAACTTTGCTTTGAACGAGTCATTCCTAGGCACCGCACAGTTACGCAGCTCTTTGATCTCATTGGCAGAGGGCATTGGGTATATTCCAAAGTCCAAGACAGCGGCTCGTGCTATTATTCAGTTCTCTATTAACCTCACATCTTTATCAGAGCGGCCCGTAACCGTTTCACTGGCTCCAGGTGTGTTGTTTGAGAGCTCTGTAGATAACGTTGTATACACATTTCAGACGCGTGAGACAGTAACAGCAACAGACGATGGATCAGGCATCTACCAGTTTAAGACTGCTGATGGTTCGGCAGATATATTAGTATACGAAGGGTCTAAAACTATCAAGACATTTATAGCGGATGCTATATCTCAGGGTAGTGTATATGTTATACCTGACAAGAATATGGATATTGATACAGCTATTATTCGCGTATACGAATCATCTACTTCCTCTGCATTCTCAACATACACAAATTTAAAAGATGCTACCCTAATAAACGATCAGACAGCAATATACATCTTAAAAGAATCGCCTAATGGATACTACGAGTTATCATTTGGTGATGGTAGGACATTTGGTGTAACTCCACTAGCTGGATATAGGATCGAGGTTGATTATCTGACAGTCGCTGGTGCTGCAGCAAATGATGGGGATGTATTTGCCCCTGTCAGTGTAGTTAATATAGGGGGTACAAATTATAATATCTCCACATCCACAGTCACCAACTCCATCGGCGGCGACTCTAAAGAGTCGGAAGAATCTATTAGGACAAACGCTCCATTCCAATATGCTACACAAAATAGAATGGTCACAGCGGATGATTATTCATCTCTGGTACTGAGAAACTTCTCCACTCTAATCAAGGACATTAGTTCATATGGTGGAGAGAATGCACTAAACCCTGAGTTTGGGGCAGTGTATATGTCTATCGTATTTGAGGATGATGTTACAAGCGCGGTACGTACTGCTACCAAGAACTCTATTCAAGAGCTTATTGATCAATTGGCAGTTGTGTCATTTGCAATAAGATTTGCCGATCCGATTACAACGCATATAGAATCAAATGTGTTCTTCCAGTTCAACCCTAAGCTAACTACTCTGTCAATGAACACAGTGGTGAGTAATGTCGATACAGTGGTCAGTGATTACTTTAACACAACAACAGGTAAGTTCAATCAGGCGTTTAGACGATCCAATTTACTTTCACTAGTAGATGATATATCACCTGCGATTCTATCTTCCAGAATGGAAGTTAAGATGCAGCAGCGGATTGTCCCTCTTCTGGGTAAGCCAACTGATCATAATCTAAGGTACCCCGTATCAATTGCGGCTCCAGATGATGAGTTTCATAGATTGATTAGCACCGCTTTTGTTGTGGGTAATAAGACAGTAAGAATAAGAAACAAATTAAAAACAAACAAGTTAGAAGTAGTTACTCTTGATGGTATTACAGTTGTGATTGACAATGTGGGAAGTTATAACCCAGTTAGCGGAACGGTAAGTATTGTGGGGCTTAATGTAGCCACTATCATTGGAGGCACGGACTATATTAAGATAAGCGTTGTTCCTGCAAACCAGAGTGCTGTTGCACCTCAGCGTGAAGACATATTAAAGTATGATCAGGAACCATCATTCTCCTCAGCAGTAGTAGTGAGTTCAACGTAATATGGCTAGAGACTATTCATTAAAAGATAACGGAAGAAGGGACTATACATTTACCGACAATCATCAGATTGAGCAGGTATTGCCAGACTTCTTCAAAACAGACTATCCTAAGCTATTGGCGCTACTGGAGAAGTACTACCAGTTCGAGGACTCTGATCAATCACCATCGCGATTAGTTCATGATGTTGCATTGGCGAGAGATATTACAGCAAATGATGACTCGTTGTTATCTTTTGTTGAAGATGAGTTACTTTTAGGTCAGTCTTATTTCGAGGGCTTCGCGAATAAGAGGGAAGCTGCAAAGTATTCAAACACTCTTTATAGATCGAAGGGTACTTTGTATTCGATACAGCAGTTCTTTAGAACATTCTATGACATAGAGCCTACTGTATCCTATACAAAAGATCAACGGTTTATGCTCAATGATGATCAGTCATTAATTGGGCCAGAGTCGCAACGTTTTATTACAGACGATAAGCTGTATCAAGTCTTTGCGCTTTTGATTAGAGCTGAGCTACCTATTAGTCAGTGGAGAGAAGCATACAAGTTGTTTGTGCATCCAGCAGGCATGTATGTTGGAGGTGAGGTATTGTTGGAAGGTGTGGTTGATAATGCAATTGCAACTGC